ATTAGGATAACCCAAGCTTTAATATCTTCAACTTTCCAAGATTTAAAGTATTCAATGAATCCGTTGATTTCTTCCTCTTGCTTTGTAGGTGTTTCTTCAACAACCTCTACCTCTTCCTCTACTACCTCTTGAGTAGGTGTTTCATCAGTTGTAGGTGTTTCTTCTGCATTTACATTAAAACCAAAAAATAGAACAAATAAAAAAGAAGTGATAACACTTCCTAAAATAAATAACTTAACAATCTTATTCTTCATTGTTTAATTCCTCCTGCATTTTCTTAATTTCATTAATATCCAAATTTTGTAATTCAGCTTGATTGATTAATATCTCAAGCATTGATACGATAGTCTTAATGTGCTTTCTATTGTTAGTTCTTAACTCGTTCATTTCCTTATTAAGATTATCAATTTCATTTTGTTGCTCGGATAAAAGAACACCCAATTTTTTAGGTGTTCCTGTTCCAACTTTCTTTTCTTTAGTTAGTTCATTTGTGATAACTGTACCAGTGATAACTAATAATTCATCTGGGCTGATTGCTTTTTGATTTCCGTATTCATCGGTATAGATTAGAATCATACCCTTTTTAACTTTATTCTTAATCAATTTCTAGTACCTCCTTTGCAACCCTTTTGCACTCTTTACGATAATCTTTCATATCATCTCTCTCTTTGATATGTTCCTCGTTAGTCATGTCATCAAGATAGTTGTTGTTGATTGCTTCAACCTTATCTTGAGAATACTTTTGTCTAAACAAGTCGTTTATAACACTGCCATAGATGTCTTTAGCATCATTAGTGCCTTTTAAAAACTCGGCAATTTTCTTTAGTTTAGTATCTCTAATTTCCATATTATGCTTTTACCTCCTTGATAAGATTAGTAATTGAGTTAGGCATATCAATAGGCTCGGCTACTACCATTTTGCAAGTAGCGTATTGGTTGTCTAGGGTTGCTTTGTTCCAATTAGTATCAAAATATTGTGATAGGTCATAAGGAACATAATCAGCAAGTTCATATTGAACAGTTTTACCTGTTATAAATGTTTTGGCATCGTTTACAGTTGAACTTGAAGTTAAACGAACAAAAACTATGCTACCAACATTTGTTCTAAAATTAATACCTACTGAATAATCATTTCCTGCTATTTCTGCATAAGAATACCTATCAGTTAATCCAGCCATTGTAACTCCACCATAACTAGCGACTTTAGGTTGAATGGCAGGTAAATATATTGCAAATAATAGGTTTCCTTCGTTATCTATTTGTTCATTACCTGTAAATGTATAAGTTCCAACCTTACGAGTTCCTGCTTTGTTATTAAAGTCAATAACATCATATACACTACCTGCACTCTTATATAATTCAAGTGCTAACACCTCGCTTGGTATTGGTAGGGTAATATCTTGAACATCAGTTCCACTATACACAACACTTGTAGTAATAGCGTGTTTCAATGAGCCTGTGCTATAAGTGTCAGTGCCATCTAGTTTGTAGCCGTTTGCTTTAAGTAAAGGTATTGCACTTGCGACATCACTTGGCTCGTTGCCTGCACCGAAGATGTCGGTTAGGTCGATAAGCATAATATTAGAATATTGAACACTATCTCCATTTTGTAAATCAGAATAACGATTACAATATAATCTTATACCTGTATTATTATAACTAGATGTAAATATAATACTTCTATTGTTATTAGTATTTGCAGTTGCAATAAATGTTTCTACATCTTGATTTGTTGAGCCAAAAGATTGAATATAAAATGTAGTGTTTTTATTTGGCTTTACAACATAAATCATTAAAATTTTATGATTTTGAGTAATATTCAAATTAGTTTGTTCAATTCTATTAGCTTGTCCACTATCAGTAATAGTAAATGTCCCTATATTATTTGATACACTTAATGTTCCACCATATAAATTCCAACCACTATTACTTTCAAAATTACCATTTTGCACCAACTGATTATACTTAACACTCTTGCCACCTATGTAATCAATTTGGCTCTTGTAGGTATCACTAGGTAATGTCTTATTTCTAGCAACATTACTATCAGTATCTACATCATAGTTATATGTTCCCATTTGCCATTCTAGGTCATCTATTCGCTTGTCTATGTAATTCTTACTAGCCACTGCTACGGCTCTTAAATTCTTGATTTCTTGTGTTCTATCTGGCATTATGCGAATACCTCCTCTAACATATTTTGTACCTCGCTATCAGTAGCAAAGAATGTAGTTTCAATATATGTATCTTTAACAACTACGCCACCACCACTAACGGCAGTTGAATCAGTTTCAACAAGTGGGTCTTGCTTCATTGTAAAGAAATTAATCTCATCTTGGCTTACAAACTTATGGTCAACACTATTTGTATCATCAACTAAATCAGCATCTAGTTTATGTGAACTATCAATAACATTTTGCTTTGTTGCAAGTAATGTATCAGCTTCACTCTTTGTATAGCCATCTTGACCATATTTGCCAATATAAACCCAAGCAGTACCACTCCAATTGTAAACAGTTGAAGCATTATCGTGATTACTATCAACTAATACTTGTACCTTATCATTGGCTTGTAATTTTGATGTATCTAGGCTTCCTAAAGCAGTTAAATCAGCAACTATATCGGCTAGATTTTGACCTGCATTAATTCCATCAATTTGTGATTGTAGGTTATTATCAGCAGTATCAACATAGGCTTTAGCAGCTACATCATTATTTGCACTTTCAAAAACCCAAAATTTTGTATTAGTAAAGACTTTGATAGTATATCTAATTACACTAACATAATTTGGTACTATTGTACTAACATCTAAAGTAAAGACATATTGATTTTGATACTTTTGCTTTAATTGTAAAGTATAAACAACACCTAATGTGTCAGTATAATAAATAACAGGGTCTTTATAAGTTGTAAGAATAGTTAATTGTTCATCGGTTAATGTTCCGTTTGCACCACTTAATGATACGCTATTGCCATATACCCTAGAATTTACAAAAGGTTGAGTAGCAACTAAATCGTTATTGTAATAGTAAGGCACATTTGATTTAACACCTGATTCATCAATTTTAACTAAAAGACCATATCCCTCATCTTGCTCATTAAAAAATTCAATGCCTTTGTCATTATCAAGTGATTTGATTCTAATACTATAATAATCGCCTGCTAATGTAGCTTTACTGCCACCATAAAAATCGGCTAGTTGAGCTGAACCAACAAACATTTCTTTTGTAGCATTTAAATTTATTCTTTCGGAATATGAGGCAAATGTCGCATCGCCACTAAGTTTATATAATCGCATATTTGCGCTACCTACGGCAGTTGATGAAATATCAATAGCAGTTGGATTGACACCATTAATAACTCTATTAGCAACGGCAGTTTGTAATGAACTAATAGATGATTCCATAGCCTTTAATTCTTCTAACAATATTGAATCTGCAAAGGCTTCTTCCCATTCCTCAAATTCAACTCTCGAAAGCACTACATTTAAAGCATTGAACTTGTATAACTTATTATCGCTTGTATTCACGATTAAAGTCATTAATAGATTACCAGATAGCGATGTTGCTATTCTTGGTATATTGAAATTGATTAACGCATGTACTACACCATCGATTGTAAGGGTTTCTTCATCGACTCCACTATTTGCCATTTTTATAGTTGATCTACCATTTTGTAATTGGTATGCAATTTGAATGTCGAATGAATCAGCAACCTCACTATAAGGAACGGCAACTTGTAGTACATTTCTTGAATCCTCACCTTGAATAAAAGGCTCGTTATTTTTGTAAGCTAGTGTTTGTTTATCTAAATCTAATATTACAATCATTTGTTATTATTCCTCCTAACTCTAACTTATATTGTTGTCATTTACTCTAATGGTAAATGTTAATTTTTCTCTTGAATCTTTTTTAAGGATTAAATTGTTTTTAACTCCTATTGTTATTGCAGTAGGTATGTTAAAATACTCTGGCAATTTCCAACTATCACTAGTTATTGTTCTAACAGGTGTATAGATTAAATTAATATTCATAGTATTAATATATCCGTTAGCATCGCTATAAGGTATATTTGCGATACTTCTTGTATCAGCATTATTTTCATTACTCCTCATACCAATAACTATGTTATCTTGACACTCACAATATAATATCCAATATCCTTTAGCTTTCATAACTGCAGGTAGTAAATAGAATGACCTAGTATCAAAATCTACTCTTATGTAATATGTATTATCTAATACACTTGCAAAGTTATTGTAGTCGATTTCAAATTGTAAAGGTCTTTCAACTATGTTTTCAAACGGCAACCAAGTAGGATTAAATTGATAATCAACACCGATAGCATCAGCAATCTTATATTTAGTCCTTGATAGGTTTAATTGATATGTTTTCTTTGTTGATGTATACCTAGCAACTAATGATGTGATATAGAACGAATATTCAGTATTGTTATAACTGAATGATAAATAATCATTAGGTCTTGGGATATATAGCTCTAATTCCTCATCGCCCTCGATATAAGCTCTTGAATCTAGTTCTAGGATTCCCTCAATATCGCCTAGTGTATCATTTTGTCTGTCCATGTCATTTGTTAAGGCTTTAAAATCAACCTTGAATCCGTTTGAATCGCCCATTTGATAAGAACGAGTTATAGGCTTCCAAGCACTCTCGTTTAATGGTGTTGTGTTCTTACTATCCACTAATAATGGATTTGTAATTGGGACACATTCAACATTGAAAGCAAATTGAAGTACAGGGGAATAGAAACGCCAAGAATATTCAATAGTACAACTATCCTTGACCTCATCAACATCATTGAAAGTTGTTGTAAAAGGCTCAACAGTTATACCAGCTATTTGACTCCAAAAATCCCTTTTATATGAGGCATTAAAGTTCCATATTCTATTACTACCACTTTCATAGACTGCATATTTAGGTTGGTCGGCTGCATTAAGCGCATCAAATTCGTTCTTTTCCTTTAGCTTGTTTGTTGCATCTGTCCAAATAAACGATGTACCATATTGATTATCAGTAGTAAATAATACTGCATAGCCATGACCACTCAATTGACCTGTTGAATAGTATTTAACATACATAGGAACATTATCAAATCTTAAATCTTTTAGCCATAGGTCATATAGTTGTTGCCATATTGCTTTAGTAGAAGCATCGCCTACTTGCATGCGCCATTCATAAACAGTGTGTTGAACTGTCATTATATAACTTCCGTATTCATCGCTACCTGCACCACTAGACCAATCTGGATTAGATACATAATCAGCAGTAAATGATGGACTACCAACTAACATATTCTTGATTAATATTCTTGAATATATTTCAAATTTAGTTATTCCCTCAACCTTACAAGGTAGTATTACCTCTGCAGTATCAGCACTTATTACAACTCCGTTGCTTGAACGAACAGTTAATCCTTTAAATTTAGTTGTGCTATTTCTATCTACTACATCGCCACTCGCACAAATAATCTTATTACAATAGTTGTTGGTATCTTGATTCATTTTAAATGACTTAATCTTATAATCTACTAGGTCAATATTTCGATTACTATCATCAACATAGCTAACTTTAAATATTGTGCCTCCTACTCGATTCCATAAGCCCTCGATTGATACCTTTAATCTAACATTATTCTTATTCGCTATCTCTTTAAATGCTAAATAGTAAGTAGTACCATCTGGAAAAGTATACTCATTTTTTGCAGTTGAAATTGAGCCAATATCAATAGTGATATATGTTCTACCGATTTCTTGATTCAATAAATCTCTTATAGTTTGTGCAACTATATAATCATTGGCAAAGCAATTAAGACTAAATGATTTAGCACCTAAAATATAGCCCTCTAAAATGCTTTCTAATGCAAGTAAGCTACAATTATGAGTCCACTTTCCATTAGTTAAATATGCGCTAATTTCACTTGAAATAATAAAGTAAGAAACTTGACCATCATCAATGATTTCACATAGGCTATAAGGAGGTATGTTATAAGATAGTTGATTTGTGAACATTTGGAAGCTACCAACCTCGAATGAGTAATCGGCTCTTGCTCCAATTTCTACTGAATTAATCAACACCTCATTTGATACATCATAGATTGTGCCACCGATTAATATTTTGATTGAATCTATCATCTTCGATAGCCTCCTTTACCGCCATATTTAACTTGAGCTTGTTGTACTCTTATTTGTTCCCATTTTCTTTCATAAGCATAATCAAGAGCATAAGTCGCAGCATCAAGTCCAACTGAAATAGCACCAAGTACAGGATTAATACTAAAGGCAACGGCATAACCGATACCTTGTTTGATGTTATTCACTATCGCTTGATTATTACTATTTCCTGTCCATTTACCAACATTCGATGTAGCATAATTAACTGACCTTAATGCTATCATCTTGGCTACAACTGCAGCATTAGATTTTTGTTTATTATTTTTAGCTTGTGGATTTAAAGCAGTATTTGATGCTTGAGTATTGGATACATTGCCAACTTGAGTTGTTGTAGTTCCTCTTTCATCGGTCACTTTAACAACGATAGGCTCTGCCATAATATCACTCGCCTTTCGTAAATACAAATGTTGCCTTTAAGATATCGCCAACGAGTACATCCTCATCAAGACTAGACAACATCATATTTGATAATGTTCTTGTTTTAATTCCGTTATTATATGAAATTGTATATGTTTTAGTTAATGATGTTTCAACATCAATTATTCCATTATTATTTGTTCCATCATGAATCAATGTATCATTCTTTAAATAGATGCAATCAACTGTAATTGTTTGTTGGATTCCATTAACACTATTTTTTTGAATACCATTAGATCCATTATATACATTGCCATCAACTGTTTTACTTAAGCTATAATGAGCGTGCATAATTCCGTTTAATTCAGAGCCATCGATTAAGATTTCACAATCGTTAGAATCGATTACTCCATCATAGAAATTAGCAGTAAATACAACATTAGCAATCCACCACTTAACACCATTGACAACTACGCCGTTAGCATCTTGGTATTCGCCAAAGTATAGAACTGCAGTAATGTTATCCTCACTATCGCTACAAGTATATTTGTTTAATCCGTAAATCATACCTTTTAATTGGCTTACGGCAGTATCAAATATTTGTCTTTCTTCTGGTATAGCGATTGTTAATCTTATTTGTTCAACTCTTACTTGTTGGTCGCCTACTTGAGTTGTAATACCACTATCAACTCTTAAGATTCCGTATTTCATTAAAGGTTGAACTTCTTTTAATACCTCATCCCACTTTACATCGTGATTATTTGAGTATCTAATATCATAATCGCCACCAAGATAGTTATTAATTTCATTTGTAATTGTATTGTAAATCATTCGATGTTGACCTCCCAATCATCTTGTTCTTCTTCTAGTCCTAAAAGTAATTTATTTTCATTTATCCATTCATTAACGGCTTTATTTACCCATCCATAATTAGAATTAGGGTATTTATTGCCTCTAATAGTTAAATAGGCTGCATAATTAGTAATACGAGCATATTCAATAGTAGGTGTTCCATTTATTGAAGCATCATCATTACCAATAGTTATAATCCATTCTTTCTCGTTGCCTTGTACACCAGATATAGAAGCCTTTAATGCTCCTGTATCAACAGGGCAATAGATTCTTAATTTATCGCCTAGTTTAACAACTAAATCTCTATTCATTATTCAAGTCCTAATATAGTAGATGCAGTAAAATCTTTTAGACTTCCTTTGTAGCGACCTTGTAATGGATTGTCATATTGGTCGGATTTAGATACAACTATAAATGTTCTTCCTTTAATATCCAATTTATCATTGATAGCAGCTTCAAATTTATTTGCATTTATTCTAATTGCGAGCGTTAATTTGTGCATCTCTAAACCTTGAGCTAATTCAAAGTTTCTACATGCTTGCTCGCTTAATATTTCAAATTTAAAATTCTTATGTTGGGTTAAATTTACACCCCAATTAACATCTTTAGATTTGTTCTCTAGGTTATTTCTTCCCATAATAGCACCTCACTTATAATCGAGTGATTACATCCATTATTTCAGCCATAGCCTTTGGAGCGTATGATGTTCTATCGCTTCTTTCTTGATAACCTGATTGAGCATTAGCATCCCCATTATCATAAATGAAAATGGCTTGTTCAACTAAACAACGATTAAGGTGTTCCTTAATATCTTTAGCTATGCCTGTTAAATCATCTCTAGCCATATCAGTAAAGAAAGCATCAGCGATTTTTCTACCCTTATATTGAACGAATAAGTTATAAATATTTCTAAATGTATCATCCATAAAATCATCAATAGCATCATCGATGTTATCAAAGTGAGTATCATCTAATACATCATTGGCTTTCAAATTGTAGCCTCGTTTTCTTAAATCCTCTACTGAAAAATAATTCTTATAATTAAAGCTCATTTTGACCTCCTAAAAATCAAAATAAAAAGAGGGGACTTTTAATCCCCTCTTAAATTGCACTATATATACTACTAGGCAGTAATTAAACCAAATGCCTTTGGATTAGCGCATTCGTGAGTATATACATATCTACCCTGTACGAATACACCACCAACAGCCATACCAGAGCCGTTAGCATCGATAACTTGTGGCTCAACTACGAATGATTCAACAACTGTAGCGAAGTCTGGATGACCTGCAACTGCATATAAAGCCTTTGCTGATTGACCAGAGCCAATATTACCAGATACTTGACCTGTTGAATAAACCTCGAAGCCTGCAATTTCAGCAATTACACCTCTATCAATCTTATCCTGTGCTAAATCGCCCTGTCTAATAGCCTTATTAGAAGCTAAAATTTTAGCCTTGAAAGTACCATTTACAACAAGGTATCTACCATCTTCTGGTACACCTCTATCAGTCATCTTTCCACCTAAATTAGCGATAACTTCATAAACATCGTTAGCACCAACTGACTCGATAATACCATAAGATGAGTTAGAATCATATCTAGGGTCTGTTGATGTGAATGCATTACCATTCTTATCTAAACCTTGTGCACCTCTAACTAATGTTGTGATACCATGAGTATCCATTGCCTTTGCTAAAGCATAACCTGCACGCTCTAGGTTATCATTTAATACATTGTAAGGTAATGATGCTACATTATAACCATCAAGATACTTATTGATAAATTTGTCTTGGTCGATTGTACAACTGATCCAAGCGTTATCATCATAAGAAACAGAGTTACTTGTGATAGCACCCTTATTGTAGCTTGATACTGAATCCTCTGGTGTTGTTGGAATCATAATTGCGCCAGATGCAGCGTTTCTTTGATAATTTGAATTAAATAAATTTCTAGTGACTAACTTTTGTAATAGCTTTGCTACTACGATTTGACCATATTGTGTTTGTAATACTAATGCCATTTTTCTTTTTCCTCTTTCTTTCTAATTTTTTTATTTTTGATTTGCTAATGGTGGCATAAATTTAGCCATCTCTGGATGTTCAGTAAGATAGCGTGATGTAATATCCCCATTTACATTATTTGGTTGAGCATTCGGATTGATTTTTTGAATTGAATTATTATCAAATAAATCAGCATAATTCTTCTTAAGGTCAGTAATTGAGTCATCTAAACCTGTATAAGTTTGTTTAGTTTCATCATATGTACCCTTTGAAAAATCCACCTTATCAATCATTAACTCTGGATGCTTACAACCATTCTTCTTAAAAAAGTCAATCTTTCTTGATTTCTCGGCATTTGCGATTGAATCAGCTTTGAATTTCTTTAGTTCCTCATAATCGCCATAACCTTTGACCTTTTCCTCATAGCCTTTAATTAGGTCATCTTTAGCCTTGATATCATCGGCATACTTACTCTTTAAGGCTTCTAGCTCTGACTTGTGCACATTGATGTCAGCTCCGTTTTGCGCCATTACATAATCGATTACTCCATTCAATTTGTCCTCTGGTGTGCCTGCTTCGATTAATTGCTTTTTTAAATCTTCTCTTTTCATTCTTTTGTCCTCCTACGCTTTTTTCGAGTGTTGCATCTCGTTAGATTTAAAAGTCATTAGTTCTTTTACGCCTACCTTTCTAAAGGCAATATAAAAAGGGATATTGCTATCCCTAATTAATCTTTTTTGTTTAACTCCTGTTCGAGTCTTTTCTTAACCTCGTTTTCAATTCTTAACTCGGTCAATTTTTCTTTTTCTAGCTCTTCATTAGTAATTCCATCTATTGACATTAAAATCGCTAAAATAGAGCCTATAATTAATGCTATTGTAAAGAATACCATCATATTTGATTACCTCTCATAATCAGTAATTCTTGTACGCCATTCATAAGTTGGTAAATCATTGCTAGTGCTAAATTGTGAATATTTATCTTGCCAATAATTAGTCATTGATACCGAATAATCACGACTTGACATTGAATCACGCTGAACACTTGCGATTGATTTCAACTCTTGGCTATGGTCGGATGCTTTAACACCTGTTGATTGACCATTTGAAAACCAATAGCCATTTTCAATATAAGGGCAATCCTTACGATTAATCATTATGTTTTTATCAGCTACCCTTTCCCTACGCTTCCAATGTCTTATAGTATTTTCCATTTGGCGTTGTGTTATAGTTAGGTTTCTAGCCTTTTTAACACTAATTAAATCGTATTTAACAGGATTAGCGCCTTTGTAATACTTAATTAATCTATGTTGACAATTAAATGATAAAAATCCATTATTACAAGCCTGTAAAAGACTATAATAAGGCTTACCATCGATGTAGCCTAGTATTGTTTGTGTAGGTGTACCACCTTTATATTGTCCCATAGGTCTTGAATTAATATCCAAATCCATTAGGTATATTTTGCCTTGCCAAAAACTACAACGCTGACTCGCATCTTCGTGGCTTGAGGCAATCACAAAATCATTGAGCTTCACACCTTGCCTATCTAGGTCTTGATTTATCATTTGGTATCTAGTTTCAATCTCTGCCATATTTCGGATTGATTTAGTTCTTCCTAATGAATCCGTTAATGTTAGAGTACCATCGGCAAGTTTATCTTTGATTTCAATTAGGGTATCTTGCAACATTGTTTTATAATTCACAAATCTACTTGTACCACCTAATCTTGAATCAGTGATATAATCACGAATATTTGATATATTTGCCTTTGCTATACCGACCTTATCATCAAGTACATCAATGGTAATTCCACGCCCACCCTTTAAATCAAGTGGTGTGTTGGTATGCATATTAGCTATTTGCTTTCCTATCAAGCCTAATTCATCCGTTTTAGCCTTTTCTAATAGAATGTTGATAACTAATAGCCATTGTTTCATAAAAGCCTTTTGTAGGCTTAATTTTGTATCAAGTATAAGTTGTTCACTTGCTCCGAGTTCATTTAATTGTTTCTCGGTATCATCTATAAGCTTAACTACAAGGGTTTTAGCATAAGCCTTACTATACCCAACCATTATTGACTCATTGATTATCTCTAATAACTTTGTATTGGCTTCTTCAACTGCTAGTGTCAATTTATCTTCTTGCATGTATTTTAAAAGCTATTAAATGTGCTATTGATATCCTGTGCTTGAACTTCACTTTGAACTGCTTTGTAGATTTGTTCAACCTCATTATCAGTCAAATCTGGATTAGCTCTTCTAATAGCTTCCTTTCTCGAAATTAAACCACTTTGTAATTGTTTGATAATCAAATCAATATTCTTTGTTGGATTTAAAATAGAAGCCATAGACCAACGAATAGCAACAGGCATTGGTAAGTCTAATAAGTCTACAACTGCCTCTAATAATTGGTTTATCTTTTCTTGATTTAGATTTCTAAAGGCTTGTACAGTGTTTGCAGTTATATCAGTCATTGCATTTATTTCATCATCAGTTCTTTGTCCACTCATTAGAAGTCTTGGATCATAATCTAAAATTGAAATACCAACATTAGCGCATAATCTTGCAGTATCATTATCAATTTGATTGTTCCATTGTTCAGAACGGATATCGAATTGAACATTTTGAGGCTTTGAATCTTCCATTCTCATACTTGGGTATTTTTGGAATGTTGGATTCTTATAATTAACCTCTAATGTTCTCATCATATTACCACCAACGGCTTGTTGTGTTTGATAACCTGTACCCATACCGATAGCACCTGCGCCAAGCTCTGGAATTAGAACTTGACCTCTGCCTATTTCCTTTTCAACCTCTTTATCAGTGATTGATGTATCAATAGTTAAAGCATTATCAACTGCATCAACAAACATTGCTTCTGGTATATCACTATCAATGAACTTGCTATTGCTCTCGGTATAATCAATATTGAAAACACCGATTGAGTTCATATTTAGCTTGACCTCTTTACCAAATTTGATGTCTTGAAATTTTTGTTGTATCTCTGCTGATATTTCTAAATCTGTTAATTCCCTTGTATCAGCATCTTTTTTATTTTGGTTATTGTACATAGCACTAAAGACTATAAACTTTTGCATAGGCTCTTTATTAGTATTGTAATACCTATGCTCACATACTATGTAATCAGTGCCTGCAACCTTGCCATCAAGCTTAACGATATATAACCACGCTTCAACAACATCGCCATGTTCATCGAATCTTAAACGATGTCTAAACAAGTTGTAGTTAACAATGCTAGCCTTTTTGTTCGCATCTTCTTTATCGCCATACAATACCATTGCGCTTCTACCTGTCATCGCTGATTGGTAAACGGCTTGTTTTAGCTTCTTACTAAAGTATTCTTTTTCAAACTTTTCATTTAAGACTTTTTCCTCAATGTCAGTTTGGTAATATACCATTCCAACAGTCTTATTAGTGAATGTCTTTAAAAGTCTTGGCGCTACGCCACTCCTTAAGTACTTATAGTTCAATATAGTAAAACCAGATGCAAATTCAGCAGCAATACGATTGTTAAATACTGCTAATTGTTCAACACCTTTATACATCACATAGAACTGATTAAAGTCTTGAGTAGCCATTCTATCGGCTGCACCAACGAATGCCCTTAATGATTGGGGTAAGTGCTCATTCAATTTATCATATTCTAGTATTGTGTCAGCCATCTTTTAATAACCTCCTCCATAAGCATAATAAATATAATAACTTCCATATTTGAAAGCATCGATGCAGTGGTCATTGCCATCCTCTGGTAAGTTCTTTCGCATATCCCAAACCTTGTTATTAAGCTCAACAATGAACATATCATCTTGACCTAATACTTCACTTGGATTCAATGGGTTTCTATAACCTGCATTGATGATATAGAAGTAATCATCTTTTCCTATGATACTCTTGACTCTTTGTGTGTCCTTGAGTATGTCTTTCTTTTCAACCTTGAACGCCCTATAAGGTGTCCTTAAATTGATTTCATAAATTAACGCTTGAGTGATTGCTGCACTATCGCCTACAATCTTAACTGCGTTTGTTATGTTTACCCCAAATTTAGGAAGCCAAAAATCAAGCCATCTTGCAATGTTTATTGCTTGTTGACTATTTGCATTGCTTCCAACTTTAGGCAAGTAATAAAAAGAGGGGATTATTAATAATCGCCCTGCCGTTGTGATTAGACCTGTTACTAATGCCGTAGCATCAGCATTTAAACCACTATCTAAACCACAAATTATTTGTGCCACCATTTCATTTGGTAGCCACTTGAATTTATCTATTGGGATTACCTTATCATCGGTAAACTCTTCATATACCAAGCCCTCGCTTCGACCTCTCAAGCCTAGTATCTTACTCTTCCATTGTTTTGTTCCCTCTGGTACATTAGCAAGTATGTTTGCTTTCTTCTCTGGCGTAAGACTTGGATTATCATCCATTCTAAAAAACCAATGCACCCAACCATCTTTAGGTTTTTGAGATTGCAACTGTTGCATCATTTCTTTTGGTACATCCTGTTCCCATTCTTTTAAAGGTCTACAATGGTTTATGTACTCTTTGTAGATTTCCAAGTTTGGATCATCTGGGTTTAGTGTCATTAAAAGATAATCAACACGCATCGCAGCTTCTCTTACAAAGTCCATATTAGCAGTATTGACCTCATCAATCATGCCACAACCATATTGACCACCTAGAGCCTTTTTCCACCTTGTAGCATCGTTATAACCAAACACGAATACAATCTTATCGCCTCGCATTGAATGTACTCTTAAATGAGGCAAATTATATTCAACATTTCCGTTTCCAAAATACTCAACATTGGACTCACCAAACATTGCTAGGATTCCGTTTTCGGAGTTGATTATATTCTTTTCAACTACACCTAAATCTTGACCTGCAATAAAATGTTGATGCTTGTTTGAAGCCTTGACTCTTAAAATGAACTTAATCGCTCCTATGGTTGTCTTACCTCCGTAGGTTTGACCCTCTGCACATTCGAGCTTGGCTTTGTATGTTAGGAATGCTTTTTGTTTTTTGGATAATTCCATAAGTCTTAATCATCCCCATTAAACAAGGTTTCAGCAAGTGCATCGACTTTGTTAATTGATACCTCTTGTTTGCCTGTTATCTTGGCTTCAATAACTTGCTTTGATAATCCTGTAAAGTCGGCTAGATTTTTGATAGCACCATTAATCGCTTTGTTATCATATTCAATCTCGCCAGTGTCTACAACTTGTCCATCTAAAGTAAGTTTCTTTTCTTTCTTTCCTTTGTTCATTCGTTCCAATGCAGCAAGTTGTTGTTGGATTATGAACTCTAAAGAAACATCACATTTTTTATTAGCTTCTTCAACGAGTTGCTTTATACGTGCGTTAATGCTTTCATTTGCATACAGCCTTACGCCTAATGCACTATTTTGCCTTATTTGCTCTGGTGTTTCGTTTTCTCTTTGGTAGGCTATGGAATAGGCTTTTGCTTTATTTAGACATTTTACATATTCTTTACAAAACAATTCTTGCTTCGCGGTTAGCTTTTTAGTTTTACTTGTTTCTTCAAGTTCTTTATCTAATACTTCCATATATCTTAACACCTACCTTTCTAGTTTTATTACTTATTCCCAAAAAAGAAAATTAAAAATAAAAGAAAAAAGACACGCTAGAATCGTTGTACATTTGGAGGGGATTAACCAAATTGATTAATCGTTTTTTTATTAGAAAAAGTTTGATAGCATGTCTTTCTTCAGTTTTAAATAAGGAGCTTTATTCTATTTCAAGAATAAACAGTATGTCTATTGTAGAACTCTGGATTATTCTACAATTACATTATAAGCTCATTAAGTGGTGTACAAGGTGTACACTTTAATTATTTTAGTTGATTTTTAAATTCATCCATTGTTTTGGCTATTTTAGTAATAGCTCTACGCTTAAGGTGTTTGATTCCATCTATTGAATATTGGCACTCGATTGCTATCGTTCTATTGGGTAGACAATCCAAGTAAAATAATTTCATTATCTTTGAGGCTTCCGTATCTAGGATAGAGTCCAATACATCACTGATTAGCTTTTTGTTATCCTCTAAAGATTTTTCAATTAGGAATGTTTGATTGGTTAGTGTTTCTAGTTCTTCCTTTAATTGCCTAATCTTAATGTGTTTTAGGTCAGTTGAATCCAACCTCATGCCTGTGTTCTTGCCTTGTTCTGGTTTATCGTAGGAGTCGCCACCAACAAACGATGTATAAATATCTTGAATGTCTTGATTGATTTCAGCTCTACGCTTTCTTATAAGTACTATATCATAACATCTAGTATTTATATTCTTTAATACATATCTAATATTATCTTCTATATTATTACTATTAATAGTACTAGATATAGATATTATATAATTATTAAATCTAGTTAGTATTTCTTTATTATACATAGAATATTTATTATTACTCCTTTACTTGTTCTTTAGTCCGTATAGCACTGCTTGCATTTGGAGCTTAACCTGTGCTTTTGAATTAACACCATCTTTTGAAAGTAGATCAATCCAAATTTCTAAAGACTCCTCCATGTTGTTTTTAAATTCTTCTATAGTTCCTAAACATTCTTCTTTATCAAAGTCTGGGTTATAGGTATTAGGGCAAGTTTCTTGCCTTAATCTCTTTACTGCTTCATTAAAGTTCATTTCCTTTATTTCCTCCTAAAAATAATCTCAATGATGCTAACCACCATAAAGCTACAAATCAATGTTATCGCTACTGCTGTTTCCATTTTTTCCCTTATTCCTCATTTCTTGAATAATTTTATATTCTTCATCAGTTAAATACATTCTATGTTCTTTTAGATACTCTTTAAACTCAATTACGTTATCTTGTTCATTTAGTACTCCCATAAATATTTTTCCCAACCATCTACAATTATTTCTGTGACAGGAAAGAAAAACAATTCTAATAAATAATCATTAACTTTACATATACGATTATTTTTAATTTTAATTATTACTTTCTTTTTATTATCTTCTCTTATTGCATATACTTTATTCTTTTTAACATCAAAACTAAAATAAATACCTCTGCACTTATAAAAGTAATACCCTATACGATATAAAATTTCAGACAAACTTTTGCAAGTTGTTAAATCAATTTTGTTCATTTAGCACCTCTTTAAATAAATGTTCAATGTTTAAAGTTTTTAATAATTTGGAAATTCTTTCTTTTTTAAATGTGTCATATATTATAGAACTATCAACATAAAGTTTACCTTTTCTTCTATCATCTGCAAAAACAATGAATCTTATCATACTAATTCCTGTATCATAATATTTAACATAACCATCATATAATTTCGAATATTCAAAATCATAAGTACCTAGTCTTTTAATAGTATCAATATCTTTTAATTCAAATAAATAATCATTCATCACAATACCTCTTTAACAAATCAAATTCTTTTTGTGTAAGTTTCCATTTGTCACTCGTTTCTTTGATTATATCTAATTCTAAGTATTCTTCATAAGTATAAGATAATATGATTTCTGTATAAACATTTACTCTTTTCTTTTTAATAATCTCAAGCACCTTTTCTTGCTCTTGTGATTTTAGTAAGGCTTGTTTGATAGTGTCTAATTCTTTTTTAAAACTATATACTAAATCATTAGCAACCACAACCTCACCTAATCCATTCATACCTGTTGTAGTTTCGTTAAAACTTTCTACTATTTTATTCAAGCACTCAAACGCTTCACTAGGTTTAGCTTGGTCGATTGCTTCTAGGCGTTGTAAGGCTTGTTCAATAATTTTAAATTCTTTTTTATCTCCTAATGCATAATCTCTACCACCATTAAATTTTGTAATTGCTTTTAATCTTTCTAATGCTTCTAATTCTTTACTCATTGCTTACTCCTTTGTTTAATTTTTCAAGTTTATCTTTAATGCGTTTTATTTTACCAGCAGAATAATTTTGCCATCTACCAATGAATGCCCACCATTCATAATTGATTTTGATTTCAACTAAATCATTATTTATTAAATCAAGAATATACTTTTTAACTTTTTTTGCTCTTGCTGATTTAGCAAAATTGAAATAAGAAAATCTTCTTGTATCTTTATAAAAGGTAATTTCAAAACCATTTTTTAATAAATCATATTTCCAATAACTATCTCCATCATTTAAAGTTATAAAACCATAATTAGTTAAGACATCATGATTGACATTATCTTTTAAAAAATAACTTTTAATTTTTACAATCATTCTTCTACCTCAACTTCCTCATCTGATTCGTTTATTTCAAAGAAAGTCATACATCTATCTTCTTCTGCATAATTAAACGGGCATTCTTCACATTTACTCTTTTGGCATATAGCATTTACTTGATTAATAGTTAAATCTTTTAGCTTCTTTTTCATTTTTTATCCTCACTTTTTGAATATTTTTTTCAAATATGCAAATTAATATTGCGTTTTTTGTATTTTTAATGCCATTTTCGATATAATTTTTTTAACATACGCAATTTTTTAAAATATTACATTTTCTACCCCTAAAACTAATACTATACTATCAATTCTAGGTTGCCATCTTCATTTAGTTTAGCAACGTATATAAAACCTTTGTCAGTCTTAATAAAGCCATAGACATCAATGCCATTCTTTGCACAAGCTTTGAAATATGGGTTAAAATCATGCCAACATTCATCAAATATTTCATCATATAAAAATTCTTCTTTACATTTATCAATGTAGAATCCATCACACAACTCGGCTAGGTTGTCAGATTGGTTATAATCTTTGTAGTATGGACTTAATTCAATAACTAAATTTTGATATTTTAGGTTTTCTTTCATTAAATCACTAATAAAAATTTGTGCTGAATTATAAGAAAATAACGCACAATTTTGATAATCAATTAAAAAATATTCTCTCCAATTATCCCAAAGATATGACACATAACGAAATTCACTTTTTTTAATGCTATTATCTCTAATTACATAAATACATTTATTGGTATTATCTGTATCAATTATTCCATCTTTTGTTCTTATAAACATATATCCTCAATATCCTTTCTTAAAGCCACATATAAAAACGGCTTTATTTGGTTATCTTCTACTTTGTATTTAGGGAATATACCTACAACATAATAGTCTAGTAAAAACTCTTTGCTATTGTCGTATGTTCCGTTTGGCATATAGACTTTACCATCATAAGAATAGGCACAATCTGTACTTCTTAAATTACCGAAAATCATTGTACATCCTGTATCTTCTACTTGGATATAATCCTTTAGTTTTCTAAAAATTGATTTAGGCATCTTGTACCTCCTTTAAAGCTAACGCTCTAATAAAATCAAATTGTCTTTTTAAGAATATATTTTTCTCTATCATAAAGGTCATTGTATAGCTGAATTTGCCGTCCTCAAATTTAGGTGTGTTATGTTCTCGACATACTTGGTTATATTCAACAACGGCTTTGTAGTATTCATCATAATCATTATAAACGCCCTTATAGATGTCTATAATGTCAGATAACATCATTCTTTCAGTAGCAACTACTGATTGTTCTTGAATAATATCAAAACATTGTGATACTGTATCTCTTAAATTATCATCTTTTAATCTATCTATTATTCTTTCCTCATCCATTAAATTTGTACCTCCTTGAATGCGACCTTTTTAGGCTTGAATGTTGCTAGGAATTTCTTTATAGCTTCTTGCTCAAATTCAGTAGGCTTGCAATCCTCACGATTCAATTCATTACCATAGTGTTGTAAGATTTTTTTATCAAAATCTATCTCACAAGTGGAACTTGGTTTTCCATTATGCCATATCATAATTAACAAGGATTTTCCTTGAGCTACCTTTGAATAATACTTACTTGCTAATATACATTGGTGTAGTTCATCGGCACTCTTTTTGTATTGCTCGTATTCATAAGGCATAAACAATGTATAACCATTTCCTAAATCAACACCAGAATCTAGTTTGTTCTTGACTGCAATTTTCTTTAATTGCACCCAATATTGTTTTTCTCTTTCTAGTTCCTTTTCTCGTTCTATGCGTTCTAGCTCTTTCTTTGTTTCAAGTAATCTATCGTGCATAGCGTTTGGATCATTCGGATATTTCCAATATTCATCTTCAATATCGTGTCCTTGATTACTAGCCATAGCAAGCATATCGTGGTATCTATATTTGTCTATATTCTTTCTTTGGCAATATCTAAAGGTTTCGATATCATCAATGTATCTACCTTGAGTACGCCAATTATTCCAACACATATAAGAGTACCATTCTTCGTATTTCATACCTGATTTAATAAAATTTTGAACATTTATTAAACTTATCATTCCTCTATCATCATTAAAATACTTTAGAGCATTGATTATTTCCTTTTTCTTGGTTTTTCCTAATCGGTATAGTGATTTATTAGTGGCTAAGTTATAAAAGCCTAAATAAGCCAATGTTTCAACTTCGCTTGGATGCAAGTACCACATATCGATTAAGTCTAGTAATTTCCAAATTGTCATTCTAGGATTATAAAAATCAATCTTGTTAAGTAAATATTTTAATTCTGGCTTACTTTTAAGGAATAAATCTTTGATTAAGTCATAGCTCATTTCAAGTCTGCCATATTCAAGACCATTAATTCTTGATGTTTCCTCATAATCACATAAAGGTATTTGAGAATTATATCCGTAATAGTAGCCATATCTTGTTTTACATTTTTCATTAGGAAAATCTACAAGCCAACCACCAAGATTCACATAATGCACATTGCCATATCTTACATAGGCTTTCTTTGTCGTTAGATTGTACTTGTAGATATCCAACTTGTATTTATAATCTTGTATCTCAAAATCTTGCTTGTAGCATGCTTGATTTATTAGTACAAGTTCATTTTCATTTTCAATTTCAAATCTCAAAAAATAATCACATTTATGAGCCATAGTATTACCTCTTTAACCACTCTTTGATTTTCTCTATATTTTCATCGCCTTTAATTGAAATATTAATCATTAAAAACTTTTCGCCTTTAGGCTCTGACATAACTCTTTTATGTTCTTCTTTGTTATAGATAGATTCTTTTAATATTTTTAATATTTCAGTATCACTAATCATCAGCCGTACCCTCTAAACATTCGATAACATCTATGCCTACTTTTTCTAATAATTCGGCTTGGTCTTTTGTTATAAAGGCATCGCTCAAATTTCCTAGTGTATAAGTTGTATCGTTATCCATATCGAATAAATCAGTATTTCTTTTTCTTTCAACTACAACTCGGATTGTACATTCATTCATTAAAGCTATTGCCTTAACATAGTTTGCTAATTCATCATCAGTATATTTTGTATATCCACATTTAAGCCATATATCTTTAAATGTTTCAAAATTTGAGATGCCACCTGTTGGAATTACCGAAATAACTTCGATAGCATCTCTTATTAGACTTTCAACTCTAGAAATTTGTTTTGTTCCAACGATTTTATAGTCAAGTAGTTGTTGCAGTTCTTCGATTAGATTTAAAACATTATCAACCATAACTACACCTCACTATAAATCAAATATACTCATTTGCTCGCCACCACCAGATTGCTTGGCTTTTGCAAGTTCTTCGGCTTTCTTCTTTTCCTCGATGGCTTTCTTTTCTTCTTCCTTACGGATACGAGCTTCTTCTTGCTTACGAGCCTTTTCTTCGGCTTTTGCAATAGCCTTTTGTTCCTCTTCACGCTTCTTGCGTTCTTCTTGTAAGCACTCTTCTTCAAAGCGTTTCATAGCTTCAACTCTAGCCTTAACCTTTTCCTCTTCGGTAAGCTCAACAGTATGATTGACAACTACAGTTCCAGAGATTGCTTTTACATCATCTTTTGAGATTTCATCAACATAATAGTCACGAGCCATTTTATAGATTTCTTCATCATCAAAACCATTGCAACCAGACTTTTTAACTTGATTCATGATGTAATTACAACATTCAACGATGTTCTTATCTGGATTGTTGTATCTTTCTTTAAATGCTTCATCTTGGCTCGCATAATTATCTAAATAGTTTTGTATAGTTCTTTGAAAAGGTGTAGAAGCCTTTAAGCCATTGCTATTATTTGAGCTCGGCTCTTGAGCTTCTTCAACCTCGTTTTTAGATTCTTCCTCTTGTTCTAGTTCTTCTAACTCTAGTTCCTTATCTTCCATACTTCTTACTCCTTATTTTCTTTCAAATTTCACATTGTTAAAACCTGTAATCTTGCCTTGCTTTGTCTTAAGGCTTACAATGCTTGAATCATTATCTATTGAGGTTTCAAGTACTGTATAAGGTGTTTGCCCTAGTGTTTCTTCTGGTACGTTATAAGCGACCTCAATTTCTAATTGAACTATAAATTTTGTTTTTGTTTCCATTATTCCAACTCCTTTTTAATTTCTTCAACATACTTCAAATACCATTCTCTTTGAGTTTTGGTTAATTTCTCGTTATTTACGATTTTTAAATGGTATGTGAAATACCTTAAGGCATTCTTTTTAAAGTCCTTTAATTCCTTTAATTCTTGCGCCTGTTCATTGATTTTTTCTTTACGCTTATTTGCTATTGTGTTTGGATTCTTAAAATCATAATCTACCCAACCTTGTTTTAGCTTTTTAACCTTTTCATATTTTAGAATATCGGTGTCTTTAACCACTATTCCGTTTTTGTAAAAGTATCTTGCAAGCCATTGTCTATCTTTGGCTTTCATTTCTTTGTGAATCATATCATCTTGAAAATGGTTAGCAAAAGGATTGTAATTTCCTTTAACCTCAACAACACTTATAATGTTATCCTTAATGTAAATAAAATCTGGTGTGTATTGTTTACGAGCTACCAAATCAAATATTGGCTCTGGATGATATCTAAACTTATCAATCTTTACAACATTCAATAAATAGCAAAAATAATCTTTTTCCCATTCGCTATCAAATGTTATTCCCATAAATTCAACTTTTGCCATTATTCCTTTACCTCCCTACAATCCTCTTTGTGAACACATATCACTGAATCATCATCAGTTCTACAAATATAGTAAGCACCTCTAACATCCTCAACTAATAGCTTTGTACCTTTGTTAAGATAATCATTAGAGTATGGCATTCTTAATTGGTGTGTTAATTCAACTCTTAAATCGCCCATTTTAGCCCTCCTTGAATAGCACATAGCCTTGAGTATCAAGACACCTTGAATAACTAACCTTAAAGCCACACAAACGGCTTAATAGTTCCAAATTGTATTTCATTCTTAAAATGTAGCAGTTGCCAAATCTTTTTAGATTGCCAATGATCCAATTAGGTATACCCTCTATCTTTTGGCGTTCAGCTCTAGCCTCTTCCTCTCTTCTTGATGTTTTATTGTTTTGTAAAGCCCAAGCGATAGGATCTACATTAATTGATTCTTTATAATTTTTCATTTTGATTTTGTTCCTCCAAATACTTGATTGTTTCTTTCCTTACTTGAAAATGCTCAACTGTTGCAGAGATTACATTTGCTATGATTACAACTATAAAGAAGCAAAATGTGAATACAACAGGGAAAGCCAAACAACTTAAAGTTATTAATAACCATAATGGTATTTCAATCATTTTATTTTCCTTTCTTAATAGAGTACCTAACTAGGATTGATACTACTAATGATAGAATTTGTATTTTAAACTGTGTGTACTTGAGAAAATTCGAAAATATATCACAAAATAATTTTTATATTATTCTTTTTATATTTGCGCTCGGTTTCACTACCCATGAGCTGGGGGTAATCTATTTAAAAGTTGCCTAGTACTATTAAATGCTTTGAGGGATAACTAGCCTATCCCTGCACCTAGTTCTAATTGACCATATAAGCGTATTGGTGGCTCGCCAGCCTATTTTTTAAATTTGGCTAGTAAATTTAAAATCTTATAAACACCTAAAGCCTCCGTTAGGCTCATCGATAGGGTTATTCTTAACACCAGATTTAATTACCTCATTTAGATATGATTCAAAATGTGATGGTCTAAATAAAGTTTCTGGTCTTAAGTATTGTTCTTGTTCAGTGCCTAACCATTGATAGCACTTGTTATCAATTAGTTTCTTAAATTCATCTATGGTATAGCCATCATCAAGCCTTGCTTTAATCAAATTCTTGTTAGCTTTGCTAGAAGCCTTGAATGATTTTCCTGTTTTAAAATTCAAATAATCAATGATTTCAACACACATATCGTTGAGCTTGCTCGACAAGGAATTATTTATAATTCCATTATTATTAATATCTTTATCCTTATCTTTATCTTTATCGGGTTTTTGTGGGTTTTCTTGGGTTTTTGTAAAACCGATTTGGTTTTCTTGGGTTTCTTTCGGTTTCTTTGGTCTACCACCTAAAGCGCCATTTTTGCGATTGACCTCGCATTGTTTTTTCCAACTTTCTAAATCATCATCAAGTTGTCTTTTAACAATAGCAACCACATACTTAATATCTTTGGGGATAGGTGGGTGTAAATCATTGACATACTCAAGAATCCACTTGAACAATCTACCTGCTTCTTCATCGGTCATTGGCTCAACCTCTACATTGTGAACATTAGAGCCGTTTACAAAGTCAATCAAGTCAGTATAAAGTTGAAAACTCTTCTTACCCTCTGCCATAGTAGATAACACCTCCCCATTGCTGACATACACCTGTTTTAATTTTGAATTTAGAGTAAATGCTACTACCCATTAATAGAGTTGAGCCATAGCCTTGCGACATATGAATTAGATCTATTTCTTTGCATTCACTTAAATCCAACTTTGATAGGAATAGTTTTAAACCATCTAACCCCATATGAGTATTTATTTGCCTTTTAACCTTTACATCATCAACACTCTTAATAAGTCTTTCAATGTAGTTGCACTCAACAATTAATCTAGTGAATTTGAATGAGCTTAAATCATACTTGCAAATATTAAAGTCAGTTGCATATAAGATACATTCATTTTGGTACTTGATTATAAAAGCATTGTTTGTAGTATCGCCATGCTCGATTGGTACTTGAAATATTGTATGTCCCTTGTAAGTTGATTTTTTAATCTTATCTGGATTGTTGCCACCATAGAACACCTGCACACGCTTCTTTAATAAATCACCCATACATTGCTTATGGTCATTGTGTTCGTGTGATATACAAGCAAATTGAACATCATTAAGATTGATAACTGATTCTAAAGCTAATATCGATAAACCTGCATCAAGGATAATCCAACCACCACCTAGATTAACTAGGTAGCAGTTGCCACTTGACCCTGTACGAATATTTTTGAAATTACTTTGAGTTGATAAATTCATTGAAGATTCCATCATTACCAACCTCGCCTGTATCTTCATCTACTTTGAACTCTTGAGATGCAGTTTCTTCAACTTGAGTTGTTAATACATCCTCAACTGATTGTTCTTTGAACTCTTTAGAGTCGACATATTCCTTATTACCTCTATCGAATGAAGCCATATCATTGTCGAATGCTTGTTGTAATTCAACTGACATAATACCCCATTTAGAAAGTAATTGTCTTAATACTGTCTTTTTAGCCATTTCATCAAAATTCTTGTACCAGAATGAGCTATATTTCCATTCATCTTTTTTATCAATTTGACCCTTTAATAACTTTTGATAATCATCAGCATTAAAGGCTGCTGAATAAGTATTGGCGTGATCCATCATTTGTTCATAGCTCATATAGAATGACTTTGTGAATCCATTTACTAAAACGAACTCGCCAACATATCCGATTGTCTTTCTCTTGGCTCTTTCCTTAAAATCTTGAATGAACTCAATCTCACACTTTAAAGGACTCCACTTTTTAAGCTCGCCCTCTTTAACCTCTGCAACATCGATATTTAGATATTGACCAGAACGGATAGCAAGTTGAATATAACCCTTATAACCGATTTGGAATTGTGCAACCTTATCAACAGTTTCACGCTTACGAGTTGCAGGATTATATTCCTTTTTATCGAATGGTACTAGATAGCAATAGCCTAATTGACTATTGACAGGGAAATGTAATGCTTCGGCTTGTAAAGCTGCACTTACAACTGAAATTTGATTACACTCTTGAAGCGTTGGATTATTACTTACTGCAGATACGATGTTTGCGATAAATTGAGTTTTACGCTTCTCATCTTGAATTGTGTTAGCAACTAACTTGTTGCCTACGTTTTGCATAAAATTACTGAATGATGGTTTCTTAACCACTGTTGAATTATTAGTCTTAACTAAATTATTATTGTTATTTTCCATTTTTATATTTCCTCCGATAATTTATATATGTTTTTGTTAAAAATTGAATGTAGGGCTTAAAAACATTGATTAAACAAGTTTTAAGCATTCATCCATAGATACTCTAGTGCAAATTAGTTGTGAATTAGTGAATTTATCAATTTTATTGATATCATCGATACCCTCTAATCTATCAGCCATAATTGGTAAATCATTTTTAACACCATAAGCACGCTTTACTGACTCGATGAACTGAATACCCATTTCAACTTTTCGAGCAGTGTTGATATCCTTAAATGGTACTCCATTTTCATCAACTACATAGCACACCTCTGAAATATCATCATTTGTTAGGTTTTCCTCTAACATTACAAACTTAAATCCTGTTAAAGCTAGGGCTTTTGCATTTATACGAGATATCATCGCTTTGATTAATTCATTTACTCTACCAAGTAAGTTGTCGTTATCATTCCAAGCCTTTGTAGTTGTTTCACGAGTCTTAACAAGTTCTTGCTTTTGATTCATCTTTTCTTCATAAATGTAAACGGCTTTAATTTGTTCATCTAGGTTATAGATTTGATGATTGATGTACTCAATCTTTTGTTGGTTAACCTGTTCAGCATTGGCAACGATTTTGCGCTTTTCATCACTTAATAAATCTATTGCATCTATTTCAGCTTGGAACTGCGCATAAGAATGATTTAATTTATCTTCTAATTGGTGTTTCTCATTCTCAAGTTCTAACTGTCTATTATCAATGATGTACTCACTTTCAATAGCAGCTTTCTTGACATTTAAAACCTCTAAATCATGTCTTACAGCTTTGATTTCTTCTTCTATCTTTTCAAGGTTTTTAGTAGTTGAATCATAGGCTGTTTTGTTCTCATTGAACTTTTTGCGATTATCCTCAATAGCAATATCTAAATCATTCATCTTGCTTGAAAGTTCTTGAATCTTGCTATCGATTTCATCTTGGTGTAAGTGGATTTCTTCTCCGCAATTAGGGCATTTTATAACCTCTTCATCATTAAATATTTTGCCGACCTGTTCAGATAATTCGCTCTTTTGTAATGTCAATCTATCTATTTCAAAATTGATTTGTTTTAAAGTAAATTCTAATGTGGCATTTGTAAGTCTTAAATTTGCTTTCTTTTCATTAACTTCATTTAGCCTTGATTGAGTCTTGTTGATTTCATCTCTAATACTTAAAGTAGCATTTGATTTTTCGAACTCATTAGTCTTATATAGGTTTAAGATTTGATTTTCGATATTATTTATTTCAATTTGAATATTAGATTTATAATTTTGTACCTTTGTATCAAGGTCTAGTTGCTTTTCTTTAATTTCAAGATTTAATCTATCTAAAGCAGTTGCATCGCCTTTGGCTAGAATTTCACGCTGCTTAATAAATTCAGTCTTTTGCACCTGTAATGAGTCAAGGTCATCATCATTCTTTGGTACTGCACTGAATAATGATATTTGAGCATCTAAATCATCAAGTTCCTTTTTAAAGTTCTTGTTATTGGCTCTTAACTCTTTTCTCATTGCCCACCATTTGCCGTTGTACTTTGATTCATACTTTGCTAAATCACTGAATCCAGAAGCATATAGCTCTTGATTTGATACGCTACAACCCATCTCAACAAGTACCTTTCTTAATTCCTTGTAATCAAGTTTTAATAAGGCATACAATGGATCAGTGAATAACCTTACCTCATTAACCTTTAGCTTTGTAAATCTAGGAATAAAACCTAATGCCATATATAAAGCCTCATAGAATGCTTTTTTAGTATCGATAACCTCACTATTGATTTTGAATTTTGGTGTTGTGCCTGTGTACTTATCATTCTTGTCATAGTCCTTTTTGATTGTACGAGTGAATACTGCACCACTTTCTAAAGTGATTGATACCTCTGTGATATCGCCCTTTGCTGAATTAACAGGAATGATTGAATCATTGTCATTCTCGCCACTTCCGTATTTGTCGGTTAGCAATGTATCAGTGATAAGCCAATTAATAGCATTCAATGTATTTGATTTACCTAAATTATTCTTACCTGTAATAATTGATGTTTTTGTTAAGTCTAGTGATAGACTCTTAATGTTTCTAAAATTTTTGATTTCAACCTTGTTAATCATTCTTTTTATCCTCCAAATTGTTATTAGTTGATTCTTGCAAATATGCTTCAATTACATCCTTTTCATACTTGCCAAACTTTATTCTAAATTGATTATTCTTTTCAGCTTTGCGCCTTAATTTGTAAGTTAGCTTTAAACTATTTTTGGCTTCGATTTCTCTTGATACTAAATAATCGTGTACTTGTTCTGGAGTGCCTATCTTATAGCCTTTAGAACACGATACAATGATTTTGTGTATACCCTCATTATCATTAATGATGCGAACATCAAATTCGATATCTCGGCAAAATCTAGTTTCGCCCTCTTTTGCTTCATAGCCTTGTACGTTTTCAACAATTTCCTTTTTGCTGATATAGTTATCATCCGAGTAATTGTTCTTTAAATATCGGTACAATTCCCATTGTCTAGTGGTTAAGTCTTTATTCATAACTCTTCCTCCAACACTTTAAGAACTGCATCACGCTTTACAAGTCTAGGAAAGTTAGGATTGAATCCGTTATATTTAAGGATTGCTTTCTTACGAATTTTAGTAGCTTTATTTTTGCCACAAGGTACGAGCTTCATAATCTCTTGATTAGACATATATTTTGTATTTTCCATAGATTGCTCCTTGTAGTGATTTTCTACACAAGATTTTTAAAAATATCATCCATCTTTACTGATGAATCTACTTTATTGACCTCTTGTAAGAACTTGTTAGCATGTTCAATTTTAAATGTATCTGGATTATCTTCCATCTTTCTATATGTATTGATTGATACTCCGATAATAGATGCCATTTCTTCTTGAGTTATACCTAACATAGTTCTATAACCCTTAACTCTATTCAAATTAACACTCCTCTCTAATATATTTTAAATAAGCCTTTAATGATACAGGGTTGCTAGGTTTTAAGTTGTGCATCCTACACCAAGCTCTATAAAATTTAAATTCATAATAAGTTATTTTATCCATTATTGATTGCCTCCATAATTTAATTTCAAACCATCATAATCAGTGAATGGTCTTACTACTACATATTCATAACCGACTTTCATAACACCGACCTCTTCATTCTCATCATAACAATAACCTGTTTCTTCAAGCTCTTGTGTTTCTTCTCTAGTCAATTCATAACTAGGCTCTAAAAATTCATTGAATGACACTTTCATCTTTTCCACCTCCTTAAAGTATTAATTCAAAAAACTCATCATAAGTTATCCCTCTTACGTGGTACTTATAAAAGAATTTTGGTTTATCCTTATCAACAATATTGACACCAGATTTGCGCCAATCGTTATAGATTCTATCTAGCTCGGCTGCGCTTACCTCTTTTTCGTGTCCGAATATTGAACGAAATATAATCTTTCTAATCTTTGGTTGATGCACCAAACAAGTATTTTGAGTTGAGATTTTAAAATCATCTTCTAATCTTCCCATATTATGCCTCCTTGCTAGTACATACTATGTTGTTGTTTTCATCTAAAACACATAATTCAGCAACATTCTTATTAACACCATAAGAAAGCTCCGAAAATGCTTCGGTTGCTTCCTTTAAGTTGTCATACCACATATTAACTACCTTAAGTCCAGAATCCTTAACCTTTAAAGCTAATTGATAATACATACTGCTACCTCCTAGAATTGTTTTAATAGGTCTTTTAAGAACTCTATGTTCTCTTCAATTTCCTTAACCACTCTTTGGTTAATTCTTTTGTTCATCTTAATTGAACTTAATCGGTGTTCTAACACCTTGATTCTAGTTTCTATTGTTTCTTTCATATTTTTAACCTCCAAATTTGTGTTGTTTTTCTACACACAACCTACTTTCATTATACGCCCTTATTGTAGTTTGTCAACACATTTTTGTTGAATTTCTACAATTTTTTGATATTTTTCTACAAATAACTTATAATGTAATTAACCTAGAGAAAGGAGGATATATGACATTAGGGGAACGATTAAGAGAATTGCGAAAGCAAAAACAAAAGACCTTGAGAGATGTATATAATGATTTAGGAATAAATTATTCGAACTTGGCTCAAATAGAACGAGGGGAGCATAGTTGCAATGCTGAAACATTAAAACTATTGGCACAATATTATAATGTATCAACTGATTATCTTAACGGCATAGTTGACAATCCTAAAGCAATAAAAGTAAAAGTATTCGATGCAGATGGTACAATAACCGAGTGCCAACAAGAACTAATAGATGCAACTCAAGGATTCACAACGGATGACTTTAACGAACTTAATAAATATATAGATTTTCTAAAAATGAAAAAAGAGGATACAAAGAAATGAAAAATAGGTTATTAGAATTGTGCTTATGTAAAAAATTAAATACAGTTGATGATGTGGTAAATGAACTCGGAATCAATAAGGATGAATGTGTCGCTTTGCTGAATTGTGATAATTCAGTTATAATTAAAGAGGAAACAATTAGCAAGTGCCTATCATATTTCAATGTGAGCTATGATTATTTCACTTGTATAGTTGATTAGATAGGATAGTGATTAAATGAAAGCATTAAAAAGAATAATGGTACTTGCAGCCATTGGATTGACTCTTGTGTTTACCCTAGCATTGACCTCTTGCAAAGGTACAGGAACATATTATATGAAAGGTCATGAGGCATCCGAGATTAAGATTACAAGTACCGAGTGGATTGTTAAAAACGGACAAACTTATAAAATTACTTGGCTTGATGATAACCACTTCTTATATGGCACTAATGTATATTATTGTGATGGGGATTTTATGTATAATTTAAAATATCCAGAATATTGGTACATTGACCATATCACACAACATATAGCAGGTTAGACTTATGCCAGCCTATAAGGATAAAAAGCGTGGCACTTGGTACTTTTCTTTTAAACGAGTGATAAATGGTAAAACCATCTCAAGAACAGGAAGAGGTTTTGAAAGCAAGCTAATAGCCCAAACTGCAGAGATTAAAGCACTAGATCAATTAGAAAATCACAACTTAATAGAAATAAAAAAGAGCCTCACATACGAGGCTTTATTTAATCTATATATAGAATATAAGGAAACGAACTCTAAAATCACAACAATAGAAACATACAAGAAAGTCTATAGCACTCATATTAAGGCTAAATTTGGCACACAAAAGGCTTTGAGCATTACACCCAATGATTTATACTCTTGGAAAAAAGAATTGATTAAAAAGGGTTATAGTGAAAGGTTTACAAATAGGGTAATAGGCACAATGAAATTAATAATCCAATTTGGATTAAACAAAGGCTATATAAACAGCAATAAGCTGCTAGATGAACTAGAACATGTCCGAATGAATCAAGTACCAAAAGAAAGGCAAGCATTAACCCTAGACCAAATAAAACAATTATTGGATTCATTTCAAAAGGATTGTAGCAAGACCGAATATTCTTATTGGCTCTACTTCTTGGCTCTTGCTAATAGTGGTATGCGACCTAACGAATTTAGAGCTTTGCAAGTCAAAGACATTCAAGGAAATTATCTTGTTGTAAATAAGTCTTTAACAAGCAAGTTAGGGCAAGGCAATATAATTCAGCCACCCAAGACTAAAACAAGCGTTAGAAAGGTTTTAATGCCTAAATACATCATAGATTTATTACTTGATTATGTTAAGGATTATAAGAACGAGTCGGAATCCTTTATTTTCGGAAGAAACAAACCATTTTCGGAAACAAACATCAAAAGGCAGCTTGATAAACATATTGCCCTATCTGGTGTACCTCATATTGTAGTTTATGGCTTTAGGCATAGCCACGCCACGAATCTAATTAAGCAAGGTGTACCGATTAAGGTAGTTTCTAAAAGACTAGGACATTCAAACACATCAACCACAATGAATGTATATTGGCACTTATTTAATGATGACGAAAACCAAGTACTAGATGTATTAGAAAAAATGTAGTATAATAAATATGCACAACACAAGACACAACGAGTAGCCTAGATGCGAAAGTTAGGCAAGTACTTAAGGAAAGCCATATAAAAGGAGGTATTGCCGTACCTCTTTTTCTTTTGTATAAAAAATACAATTTTATGCAATTTTTAACAAATATACTTCAAAAAATACTTCACGATAAGGCTAATAAATTAAAAAATGGCTCAATTAAGCCAATAAATATTTCAATGGTGGAGATGAGGGGACTCGAACTATTTAATCCCATTTCGTACCCATTCATCCCTTTTTACACCATTTTTAAGGTTTTTAAAATTAATTTAGGTTTATTTCATCCCTTTTCGGTTTATTTCATCCCTATCAAAATACTTCACAAAGTACTTCACACAATAAAAAAGAGGGATAGCATCACGCTACCCCTTTTTGGTCTTTATTTTGTTCTTTCTGAAATTCCTCTACGAGCTTTATAGCTTGTTCTTGGATTTCTTTTTTCGCAGTATTTAATTTTTCGGATAACTCTTTTTCGTATTTTAATTTTAATTCAGCCTCTACTTCCTCTTTGATTGCTTCAACGCCCTTAACCTTAACAGGATTTAGATCTAACCATCTTTTGAACTCATCTAGAATCTCGATTCTATTTGTTAATGGTAATAAGTAATTATCCATAAATATTCTTTTGGCAGTCCATATACCTGTTGCAAAAGAAAAGCACACCATAAATACCCTTATGATGTACTTGATTAATAAAACAATCCAACCATTAGCTTGTTCTAATAAAGCGTTGGTACTTGGCTGCAATACGAATAGAGTCAAGATGATTGATACAAGGATTGTTTGAAATACTTTTATTGTACCTTGTTTAGAAACATCCTTAACTGCTTCATTATTAACTTTATATTTAGAGTCTTTATTTCTCTTTATATCTAAATAATATCCGAATGATGTTGTGCTGATTCTAGGATACTTTACGTGCATTTCTTCATAATGCTTATCAATAAAATCGCCTTGAAGCATAACCTCAATTCTTGTTCTTTTAATAAAATATTTCTTGCTCCATCTTGAGCTGAAATTATAATTTTCAAATTCTTCTGAATCTTTGGCGTGGAAATAATCAGCAACCCAACTATCACGCTCAAACTTTTGTATTCTTGCTAATTTAGCATTTAATTTAGTTCTAATATATTCTTTCTTAATATCTGGATTCTTTTGTCTATCGATGAAAGTACTAAATTCATCTACGTGTAAATCTTTATGAGGTAATCTATTTCTATATTCTTTATACAAGTCATCATATCTTTGGTCTTTTAATTCTTGTTTGCTCATTTTAGACACAATCGCAACCATTAAGGCACAACTATACAATGTAGCCTTAATAAATGTATCTTGCCAAAATGCGCCTGTAAGCATTGAGGATGGGTTAAATTCCATATTAACCCAATCCCACATATTGCCTACTATTGTCATTACAAGGATTAAAACAATTTCGATTGTTGTATAAAGTATAGATTTTCTATTTTTCATTTTTTGATCCATACTTTACCACCTTTAATTTTATTTACTTCTTCAATAACTCAACACGCTTGTCAATTTCGATTTTCTCTTTAGCTTTCTTGCGAAGCTCGATTTCTTTATCAAAATACTTTAAGCATGCGTAATCGATTGCTATACCAAAAGAATAAGAGAATAAGCACCACCACATTGTGTTGTAAGCTAAATCAAAATCATTCTTTAAAAGTCGCATAGCAATTAATAATAGAATAGGAATAATTAAAGCCTTAATTCCTAGAATAGAATATTTTACTACTTGTTCTTTGTAAGTTGAATCTGGCAACTTATTTACTACCTTGTTGATAGTTCTAAAGCCTACAACGGCTATTGTAATTGCTAGAATCCAACCCCAACCTGTCAAACGAACTCTAGCACTTGAGAATATTTGATACCTGCAACCAACAATGATAACAGGTATAACTAGAGTACATAATAAGAATAAGCTATTGAATATTAATGACATAATTCTTAATTTGCCTTGACTCCATTTATCAATATCTTTAAAAAACATAAGGAATGTACCTCCTTAATTACTTTTCAATATCAGCCTTGATATTATCTAATTGATTTTTTAAAGTAGCAATATTGCCCTTAATTTCCTCTTTTTTAGCCTCATCTTGAGCTTTGATAGTATCAATAACACTTGCTTGAATTTCAGCCAATTTCTCGTTAAATTCATTCATTAAATCTTCAACTTGCTTTTGGTGTTCAACATCAAGTTTAGTTTTTAATGCTTGGTACTTTTCATCTTCTTTAATATTCTTTAATCTTAATCTAATGATGTAGATAACTAGCACTAAAAGAGAAACGGCATCAACACCAAGTTTAGAAGCAATTAGGATAACCCAAGCTTTAATATCTTCAACTTTCCAAGATTTAAAGTATTCAATGAATCCGTTGATTTCTTCCTCTTGCTTTGTAGGTGTTTCTTCAACAACCTCTACCTCTTCCTCTACTACCT